CTCATTGTGTGCCTTGGTAATGTCGCTCTTTGGGCTCTCATTGGCAAGACCGGGATCACAAAGCTTCGTGGTACTACGCTTAGTAGCGTTCTTACTGTCAGCGATTTCAAGCTGCTGCCTACTTATCACCCTGCTGCTGTTCTTCGTAACTATGATCTGAGACCAACAGTTATAGCCGACCTGATGAAAGCCTCACGGGAGTGCACCTATGCCGAGATCCGCAGACCTATACGGGAAATCTGGATCGAACCAACCCTCGCCGACATTCGCCGATTCATTGATGAACACATCCGAGGGTCCAGTCTCCTTTCTGTCGACATTGAGACGAGTGGCTCGCGTATCACGTGCATTGGATTCGCTCCCGATTCGCAACACGCAATCGTCATTCCGTTCGATGACGAGCGCCGAGCGGATGGAAATTATTGGCCATCTCCGGCAGATGAGAGATCGTGCTGGCGCATGGTTGCGGATACTCTCGCCGACCCCTTAGTTCCGAAGCTATTTCACAACGGTTTATACGATATATCTTTCCTATGGCGGTCCATGAGAATAAAGGTTCTTGGCGCTGAGCACGATAGCATGCTTCTAAATCATGCTCTTCAACCTGAATCGCTTAAGAGTCTAGGATACCTAGGATCAATATATTCGGATCAAGAGTCCTGGAAGGGCATGCGAACAAAGACGGCCACGATTAAGAGGGACAACTGATGCAGCAGATTCTATTAACAAGAGGTTTCGTTGCCATAGTCGATGATGACATGGCTGACGAATTGTGGGAGCATCTGTGGTATGCTAGTGGCGTTGAAGGAAGACCTGCTAGGAGATTGAAAGAAGAGCCACGGAGATTAATTCTAATGTATCATCAAATACTTCGAGTCAAGCCCTGGGAACTACGTTTGCAAGGTCTAGTTGTGGACCATATCAATGGTGACCCGTTAGATAATAGACTAGAGAATCTTCGAATAGTAACCCATGCTGAGAATGCCCGGAATGCAGATCGCCACAGATTCCGCGAGGGTATAGGTTATGATTCAACACACGATCGATATAAGGCGTACATAGACATGCCCAATCAACCTAGAGTTAATATAGGAACCTATAAAACAAGATCAGATGCAGAGACAGCATTAGCAAATGCTAAGAGGGAGATGGGTCTTGCGAATAATTAAGACCCATGAGACAGATATGAATTCTGTCTCAGACTGGGATAGATCGCAAATTTACAACGGACTCGATGTATGTTGTACCCACGACGTCTTCGCCGCGACCCATCCCCAACTCGACCACCACACGGAGGACACCTATGCCTTTTCTCGATCTCTGCAAGGGCCAGTCCTGGAGATGCGTATTCGTGGCGTGCTTGTTGATCTTGCTCGCCGGAGCAGCGTTGTGGATGAAATCTGCGACGAGATTGATTGGGTCGAGGGACGACTCAACCAGCTCGTCATCGACGGTGTGGGTATGTCGGAGTTCAACTGGCGCTCCAATGCCCACCTGCAGAAGCTATTCTATGGAGAGTTGGGGATCTACCCTATCACTAGAGCAGGAAGGCCTACGACTGACCGTAGTGCGAGGGAAAAGCTCGAGTCCCACCCCCTCGCCACCCAACTCATCCGCCACATCAACACCCTCGTCGAACTAGGAGATAAACTCAGTGTCCTACGAACCGAAATCGATCCCGATGGACGTATCCGAACGTCTTACAACATTGCTGGAACAAGCACAGGCCGATTCTCTTCAAGCCTATCCGAGTTCGGAACTGGCGGGAATCTGCAGAACATTGAAGAGTCTCTACGAAGTATACTCATTGCCGATCCGGGGTACAAGTTCTGTAAGCTCGACGCCAAGTCCGGCGAGTCCTTCTGCGTCGGAGCAATTGAGTGGAACCTCTTCCGAGACGGAGCTTACCTCGATGCTTGCGAGTCTGGAGACCCACATACAGCTGTCGCGAGATTGGTATGGCCAGACTTGGGGTGGATCGGAGATGACCTTAGGGCAAATAAAAAGCTTGCTGAACGACCATTCTACCGCCATTACAGCTATCGCTTCATGTGTAAAAAGCTTGGCCATGGCTCGAACTATGGAGGCAAGCCCGCAACTCTCGCCGGACAAGCCAAGCTCCCAGTCGAAGTGGTTAGCTCTTTCCAACCTAAGTATTTTTCTGCGTTTCCCGCCCATCAGCGATGGCACTCTGACGTGGACGACCGGCTGCGACGACTGGGATATCTCATCAGTCTCACAGGCCGCAAGCGATACTTCTTTGGTCGCCGATCTGATCCATCGACCCTCCGGGAAGCGATTGCGTATGACCCTCAAGGTAGTCTAGCCGATATCGTGAACGCGGCTATGCTTAAGCTCTGGCGGATGAACATCGCTATTGTGATGATGCAGGATCACGACGCGATTACGTTTATGTATAAGGAAGCGGATGAAGAACATGTGGTTGCACACCTTCTACGGGAGCTTATCATACCGATCCCCCTGGCGGATGGGCGAGTGCTTCGAATACCCTATGACGCTGAGGTTGGGTGGAATAAGGGGCATGCATCCGACAGCAATCCTGATGGCCTTATACCATGGTCGGGCCACGACCCCCGCAAACGACAACCGATCCGCGGGTTGATGGATAGTATTGTCACGAAGAAGCTGGTGGGAGTGAGGTAATGCGCCCAGATCTATTACCAATAACTATCGAAGGGAAGCTTGATCATATCATCGAGGAAGCTGGTGAAGTAATCAAAGCTTACATCAAGCGAAAGCGTTTTGGATCACTAGCAACAGACCCGTTTACAGGAACCAAATACGACAACGACGCGGACCTAAGGAATGAAATTCTTGATCTTCGAAACGCCATTGCTGCATATCTCAAGGTCGCCTAATGCCAACCAACGGTCATGCCAATCGCCACTTAGGGAACTGGATCGATGCTTTTGTTGAACAAACCGCAAATCTTAACGCTCCGAAGATATTCCGCGTCTGGACTGCTATCTCTACTATTGCAGCTGCATTGGAGCAGAAGGTGTGGATACGTACTAGTCGGCCGCAATATCCTAATCTTTACACGTTCATCATCGCGCATCCGGGTGTTGGCAAGAGCCGGACGATCGCCGAAGGTCGTAATCTCGTCACGCAACTCCCTGACTTCTTCCTGGCCCCTGTTTCATTAACCTTCGCCGCCCTCATCGACTCCCTCGAACTCGCCAAGCGATCGATAATTCGCCAGCCCGAGGGGGAGATCACCTACAACTCCATGTACATCTGCGCCGATGAGATGGGGACATTCATTCACAAATACGAACCGGAGATGATCGATGGACTGTCACATTTCTATGACACTACGCCATACCAACAAGAACGGCGCGGACGTGAACATAAGACTAAGATTGGATCGCCACAACTTAACATCCTCGCTGGAAGTACTCCACAGAACCTTACTGGGTTTATGCCAGAGAAAGCTTGGGGACAAGGATTCACCTCTCGAATCATCATGGTGTTTAGTGATGAGCGCATCCTTGGAGATGACTTCGCCGATACCGCCTCTCCCCACACCGCCGACCTCGCCCACGACCTGAAAATAATAAACTCCCTCTACGGGGAGTTCCACGTCACCCAATCCTACAAAGACGCTATCAACCAGTGGCAATCCCTCGGCTTCCCACCCACGCCCGACCATCCCAAACTAATGCACTACATCACCCGGCGGAAGGTACACATCTACAAACTCTCCATGGTTGCGTCGGTCAACGAATCCTCCGGGCTGGTCCTCACCGAGGCCCATTTCCTCACCGCCCTGGAGTGGCTAGTCCAAGCCGAAACCCACATGCCGGATATCTTCAAAGCCGGGGCCATGAACGCCGACGCCTCGGCCATGGACGAGATCCAGCACTACGTCCGGGTCAACGACCTCGGAACTGGCATTGACGAGCGCCGGATTGTAAATGAAGCCCGGAAGCTCATTCCTATCACCAGCATTCTCCGGGTCGTGGACATCATGACCGGGTCGGGCCAGCTAATCATCAAGCGAATCGACAAGCGCACTGGGCTGCGCTACTTCTCCGCCGCGCCCATTCGCGAGTCTATGAATGTCCCTGACCCTGCGGCGACTCAGCCGGGGCCAGAGCACTCCTAGCCTCCAGCTTCCCCTGAGACATCCCTGCCGCGTGGGCAGCCGCGACACTGGCTTGTAGCAGCTTATCTGTCGTGTCCTTGAACTCAGTCAGCCGGCTGTTGACAGTCAAATGCACCTCCTGAATCGCGGC